ACAACCACTTCCCCTTCCTTGCCCACTAGGTTGACCACCATCGCGCCTGTGTGATTCTTGAGCTGATCCACGGGGACACCTGCACCGGCAGATATTGCCACCTGCTGCCAGTTGATCTCCTTCTTAGGATATAGGCCGCAGATGATGTCCTTATCTGCTGCAACCATAGACAGGATGTCGTTGGCATCAAACCGGATGTCAGCATCAATGAACATCAGGTGAGTGCAGTTGGTCTTCAAGAACTGGTGTGCAAGACCGTTCCTGGCTCGTTGGATGAGCGACTCGTTGAACATGAAAGAGCATGAGACTTCCATGTCTGCCTGCTTGGCAACACTCACGAGTGCAAGCATTGATTGCAGGTAGAAGCCCGTACACATTCCCCCATACATGGGTGTCGCGATAAATAAACTAGTCACGATATATCCTCAATCCTCATTACATATTTACCAGCGGAGTTCTTCCGCCACCCGTGTACTTCCACTCTGATACCGGCCTCTCTAACAGGCCCTATTGTTTCAGATGATGTGATCTTCTTTATACGGTCTGACACTCCAGATGCAGTGACTTGGACTGCCAGAACCTCACCCTTACGAATAGCCAGGATGTCGCACCAACCCCAGAGATCCTGCCGTATACGAGCGTGAGGGTTCCACTTCTCGACTATGGCGCAGAGATAACCTTGCTCACGCAGGTACTCTAAAGACCTCTGGGTAGGAGTCATCAGAAAGGTACGTCGCTATCGTCATCCACCTGCTTCTTGAATGTCCCGCCATAAGGCTTGTATGAAGCGGGCACTTCCTTGGGAGCGTTATCGGTCAGCTCCTTGTCTTTGAAGTAGGTATTTTCTTTGACGGTGAAATACTCTTTCCCATTCCTAGCCATAGACTTCCAGATGGATAACTTGAGGGTTTGACCTTCTGTATATGATCTTGTCAGAACTAAATCACCATCCCAGTCAGGAGAATTAGGGTTCTTCTTTTGGGAGGGATCTTTCGAGAAAAGAATTGTTTTGCCGGGGGTCACTGGATATTCGTTTTTTGCGTAGCTCATCAAAACCTCTAATGTTGATATGACCTATACGATGGAAACCGCTCACAGATCCTCTGATGTCTCCGGGTCTGACGACGGTTCCCTTATTGCGTTTGGGAGGTCCGATCCCTCCCCGATAAGCGCACCCTTCAACTGGATCTTGGCGAGAGCAGGCAGTGCTTCTATCTGCTTGCTGTTGGCAGTGAGCAGGCTGGTGATCTTCTGCTTCTTCTCCTCAGGAGTGAACTTGGTCGAGTTGGTTATCTTCGCAACCATAGACCTAATGCCTTCCATGTACTCGGGGAAATCCGCGTAGCCTTGGTAGACAGTGCCGTCTGAGAGAAAGAGTGAAAAGGGATGGTCAGGCTTCTGCGCTTCTGCAGAATCGTTTGCAGAAGGTTCTACAAAGACTGCAGAACCCATGTCTTTGACCTGTGGTTGTGTAGGTATGTCCTGAACTTCCTCAGGTGTGTAGACGCCCAGCACAACGCCTGGGAAGACCGTCCTGATACCTTCCGATACAACCCTTGCTCGCATCATGGCGCGTGGATATGCTTTCCAGTTGTCTTTGTCAGCCAACTTTGCTGACCTCGCCATCTCGATGGTCCAGGTGATCTTTGCCGATCCGCCGGATGGATGACTAAAAGTGGCAGTCACCTCTTCGTTGGTGAGCACGTTCCACTCGACCTTGCCCCCCTGCTGCTGAAACCGAGCCATCATGGTTTCTGCTTTGAGCGTTGGTCGACCTTGGATGATGTGATAGTCACGAGCTGCGAGAGCAGGGTGATAGCCCTCTGCTTGGGCAATCAGCATGAGAGCAGTTGCCTGCTCGACAGTCTTCATGCCAAATAGGCCAGACTTGACAACAGCGTGAGCCATTGTCTGGATGTCATTAACGGGTATTAGGTTGCTCATCATTTAATCCTTCACACATAAGATTGGCATATTCACTGGCAGAGTCCTTGATCATCTGTTTGCTCTGATGATGATAAGGATTCTCCCTCTTGATTATAAATGCGGCCATCGCTAACGCACGGTAGAGATGCCACACATCATCATCATTGACTTCTTCATTCATTTGATTAGGAACCTTCTAGATCCGGAAACCTCCCGGACAAACTGATCGTACATCTGGGGATACGCTTCTTGGAATGCTTTGGCATCAAACTTCCTTGATCCTTTGGCAGACTTCCAAGTTGCCAGCACACTACCATCAACAGCCGTCAGAACGTCTCTGTCGCGCATGAAACGCATCACTGCTAACTTGTGCTGCTCCTCTGCGTCTTCGAGGCTCTTACGCTGTTCTGTAAGGCTAGAGAGCCTAGACAGAATAGATTCAAGTTCAGCATTAGCAGTCGCTACAGAAGACTCAGACTGTGGAAAGAGCAACCTTGCCTGCTCTACAGTCTCAGGTTCAGGTTCTGTCTTAGATGCCACATAGCCCCACCATTTAGCACACCACTTAACGTGGTCCAGCATCATGTCTGGAGTGACATCTACCGGGATCACTTGCAACTCCTGGCCTCCCAGTAGAACAGCCAGATAAACCTTGTTGATCCCGTGAACTGTAGCCTCGTGGATGCACTGCACTCTGTCGGCATCCGGCATGATCCCGGATTCATCAAACTTCTTACGCTGACTACCGTTGTAGTTCTTGGCTTCAACGAGGAAACTGCCATCGGCAGAGATGAAGTCAAAGTGAGAACGTAACCAAGGTTCTTTAGGATGTGACATTGCATAGTCAGCGTCCTTCAGCTCAACCTGCAACCTCTCCTGCACGAGCCTGCCTATCACTGGCTGCATGACGTGACCCATCTTCACATTCTCTTTGTCAGAGATGTCTTCAGGAATGATCTTGCCTTGCTTGATGAGGATAGCCTCTGCTGCACGGCCATTAGCTGCCATCCTGGAGTCACCGCTCCACCAGGCGGAGTTACGGATCTCAGGGGTAAAGTCACTCATGGTTGATCTCCACGGCTTTAGGCATAAAGAGTTTGGCTTCTGGCTGGCAGGTCCCGCTGCTGTACATACGCTGCTCGAAAGCGTAGCGGTAGGTCTTGATACCGGAGACGGGATTGATGCTGTGGTCAGCGCCACACTTCGCCATGAGGTGCTTGGGATCATCCAGTGCTGGGATGAACTGCTTGCAGTCGATACAGAGTTTCATAAGATCACCTATAGATAAGATATGAGAGACACAACTAGAACAGAAAAAAAAAAGACTGTCAACTGGTTTCTTTACTTTACCTATGAAAAAGACACCTGCTGGAAGGTGGACGACACCTAGCCCTCCTAGCGGACTAGATGCCTTCAATGCTGGACGGAGCCACGCATACCCGACAGTCGTTCGCTCCAGGGCACTATCTTCGCCACCCTGTCCGGTCTCTCAGAGCTTCCCCACAGTACCGGATATCCCCCATCCCCTGCCGTGTTGACCCCGACGAGATGAGCGGTTGCGTGGACCAAAAAAAAAGACTTACTGCTGCACCCGGTAGGAACCCCGATACGTTGGGGCAGGTGCATGAGTAAGCCTTCTTAGCTGCTTCCTACGGCAACGGGGTAAACCCTAACACAAAAAAAAACCCAGATCAAGTGACCTGGGCTGAACGGCCTGACGGACCGAGAAGAGACAACAGAGAACTCAGAGACTATACCAGTTTCACCTTTCGATTGTAGGCTCCTGTCAACGATCTGACCTTGGCCACTTCCAGGGCTGACCTGCGTCCAACCCAATCACCATCTGCTTTCTGACCTTTCATGTCAGCACTTGACCTGTGGAAGAGTGTGCCGGGATACATACACCTACCTTCCACGATCATCTTGGCCTGGTACTCAGGAGTACAGTCTTCGCAGTAAGAGTGTGCAGGTATAGGCTTTGACATACGAGCTGCTGCGACCCAGCCGGCGAACTGCTTGGCAGTGTCAAAACACTTGGGTGTTGTCTTGTCGATTGCCATCTCAAACTCCAACCTTGATTGTGCTGATCCAGTCATACGGGGCTGTTTGGACGAAGAGTTGCTCATATGACACCTTGGCTTTTAAGACAATCAACTCTTGCATACTTTTCATCTTGCCACCGTATGAGACCCAGTGTCCTGGCTTCAGTAGGTGCGGTACATACATATGATTGCCCAGATAGAAACAGGGCTGTAGTGTCTTCTTGCGGGATTCTTTAGCAGCAGTCATCCTAGTTTCTCCAGGGTTTCAGTTACAGATTGGATAGCGATGGCGATAGTGTCAGCCTCTTGCTCAGGCGTGACGGGTTGGATCTTGAGAATGTAGTAAGCACTCTCCATGGCACTCAATGCTTTCTGCATCGAAGGTTTGCAGTCTTCGTGACCTCTAGCCATGCCTGAGTAGAACGAATGCTCTAGCTCCTCTCTGGCCTCCTTGTACGCCTGCTGGTAGATAGCGTGACCGTACTCTAGAGCCTTCTGCTCTACTTCCTTGTTGGGGGCTTTTACAGCCCTCCAGTACTGCATCAACTGGTAGTCATTCATTCTTTGTCCCTCGACATGAGTAGCATGGCGCACCCGAAAGCGGTCACCAGTCCGATAGCGCACAAGTGGCGATCATCAATAAATGCTCCAACTATTCCGAGTGAAAATGTGGAGACTAAAAGTACTTGTAATATAATATTGGGATTCACGATTACTCCAGATAAGATGGGGGGCTCACAACCCCCGGTAAGATTAGATGGCGTATACGGACCTGTCAGCGCCGTTGATCCACTTGGGGGTCTTGCCGCGTCCTGACCAAGTAGCGCCCGACTGGGGGTCTCGATACTTAGGGGACACCTTGTTCCCAGGCTTAGGTCCTGCTTTCAACTTGGGGGCTTTGTCTAGTCCCAGGTCACGCGCAGTGATTCCGTAGCAGTCGATCATTGCTCGGGCTGCTTCGATCGCCTGCTGCTTCTCCTCGGCCTTGACCTGCTCTGCTTGGGCCAGGATCTCGGCTGCTTTTGCTCTAAGTTCTTCGTACAACATACACTCTCCGATTGAAATACCCCTAGAGGGGCTGTGAATGGCCCTACACGGGCCGAAAAGGGT